TGTTTTACTTGACGTTCTTGCTGATTTGCAATCTCTTCACTAATATTTAATTGTGCTTGAAGATTTTTTACTTGAGCATTACCAACACTAGCACGAGTTTCTTGCTGCGCTTTTTGCAGGCTAAGAGCATTTTGAACCTTAGAAAGTTCAATTTGTCTTTTTAAGTTTAGTAATTGATTAGCTAGTTGAAGTGATACTTTCTTCTGTGCATCTACTTCTTTATTAATCTCTTGAGGGAGACTTATTACAATTCCTGATATGGCTTTTAGTGCTCTAGTTCTATTAGTTAATAATTGTACTTGAATAGAATCTATATCTTTACCTTTTTCTTGCAACTTCAAAGCTTCGTTAATTTTTTCAACGTTGTCACCTTGTAATCCAGCAGCTGTTAATAAAAAGTTAACTTGGTTTTTTGCTACGTCACGTGAATCTTGAGCAACCCCATTAATGCCTACTAAACCATCTTGCACTGCCTTATCCAATGCGGCACCAAACTTACCAAAAGTGTCAGTTAGAGCTTTACCGATTCCTTCTTGCTTTTTAAGTTCGCGTGTAGCTTTTTCTAAGTCAGCAACTCGTTGCCTAGACGCAGTGATAAGATCTCCTTCTCCACCAAATTCTCCATTTAACCTAATTTGTGCCTCAGTTTGTTCATCAAGAGCTTTTCTTGCACCCCCTAACTGTTTAGATAGTGTTTCAGAAGATGCTGCACCTCTTTTAAAGGCTTCTTCTGCTTTATCTAAAGTATTCAAAAGAAGAGTTCCAGTCATTATAGTTTTTTGTTCAGCTTCATTTAATTCATCAAAAGTTTTACCAGCAACACTTGCTCCGCCAGTTAAATTTGTAAGACCTTCGCCTTGTCCTTTTAATACTTCAATCACTTTTTCTCCGGATAATGCTAACTCTTTTGAAATTGCACCCACAACTCCAATACGGTCTCCAAATTTTTCTAATCCTAAAACAGTATTCTCTAAAAGCACTATACGTTGCTTATCAGCATCATCTCCTTTTTTTCTTTCTTCACGTAACAATGCTTCTGCAGCTGCGAGTTTAGTTGTCTCCATTCCTGCTTCAGCTAACATAGGGGGTATGGCTAAGATACCTTCCATACCCTCTTCTATACCAGCGAAGTCAGCCCCAGAAATTTGACTCATATTTTTTAATTTAGTTTGAGTATCTAAGACTTCTTCTGATACTTCTTTCAAAGAATCAGCCACATTTTCAAGATCCTTATCTGATGCACCAGCAGCAATAAGGGATGATTTAAGGGCTTCTGAGCCGCCGGAGGCTGCAACTGTGGCAGAAGTAATACCTTGTGAAAGATTTTTGAAAGCATTTGAAGCGCCAGTGAGAGCTTCTCTTAGCTTACCTAATAAATCAATATCAAAAAGAGTACCTACAAGTTGTGCAACGGCTACTCCCATAAATAGAAAGTTAACAGAGGCTGCTAATCCTCTAAATGCTAAAGTTAATCCCTTAACACTTTTTCCCAGTCCGTTTGATAATTTTGTGAAAACAGAGGCTCGACTACCTGCCGATTTTAAAGCAGCATTATTACGCTCAATAGCCTCTTTTAAGTTTTGATATGATTTAGTATTTTTATTAGTTATATTTAATTGTTCTTTATAGGCTTGATTAACTTTGTTAAGCTCTGATACAGACGTTACTTGTCCTGAAGTTTGTTGTGCAACAGCGCTTTTAAATCGCTCAAGTTGAGCTTGATCTTGACCTTTTACTCCACCAATTCCTTGTAAACCTGTGCCTCCTTTGAAAGGTTCAGCGGCAGCTGCCCGTAATTTTTTAATACTGTCTTCACTAATCTTAGCTTTATCAGCAAGTGTGTCAGCGAAGTTTCCTAATTTAGATACACCCTGTGCTGCAAAGACTCCAATTGATTTAAGGGCTCGTCCAAATACTAACCCAAGGATTCCTCCAAAAAGTAGTAAAGCATTACCTATGTTGTTTTTGAAAAATTCTGCAAGAGGAGTTAATACGTTAGCTACAAGGGCTCCAAACTCTAAGGCAAGCTCGGTTAAAGCTACACGAAGTTGTTCAAATGTTTTTTGAGAGGAATCTATGGAAGTGTCAATGGCAGAAAACTTCTTCTGACCTTCTTCAATCACTGCATTTACAAAGGCTTGACGTTTTTCATAATTTGTAAGAGAGCTCGCAGCGATGTTCAGTTTAGCAGCGTAGGCTTCAACAGCTGGATCAATACGAGTAAAAATACCAAGTTCGTCCAACAGTTCTGGTTCTAGCTTTGAAGCACCACGAACGACACGTTGAAATGCGTCAGTTAAGTTTCTTCCTAATGCACGTGATGCTTTAAGAGAAACTTCTGATAACTCTTCTATTTGATCTGAATTAAAACCAGCGGATAGTGCAATGTTAACGTTTTGAGAAGCTTCTGCAAGTGTTAACTGTGACTGAGTAATCTGCTGAACATTTTCAAGAATTGTTTTACCGCTTTGACCAATTTCAAGAGCTAGTAGTTTTGTACCACGAACAATCTGCTCTGCTTGAGCAGCTCTACCAAGTGCATCAAAAGCAGCAGTTATAGCAAATACGTTTGCAGCGGCGGCTGCATAGACACCAACTAATCCACCTAAACCAGAGGCTTGAGCAGAAAAAGAACGACCAGCTGATGCAGAAGACTGTCCTAATCTAGTTTGGGCGCGTCCTATACCGTCAGTTTGTTCTGAAACTTGTTTAAGTCCACGAGCAGCTTTATCAGTACCTTTGGTTTGTACGTCAATTATGCCTTTTACTGTTGGCATTTATCGTCCTCTCTTAGCCTTTGAAAGCTGGTTTTGTTCTTTTTGCTTTTGTGCGTAGTATTTGCCAAGTTCAGCTTCTGCATCTCTTAAAAGTTCAAAAACTGTTTTACGATCTTGAATCTCGTAAATATTCATTATAGCCTCTAATCCACTATAATCTTTACCCATCCAAGTGCCACTCATACCTTCCCAATTGTCAGGAAGAGCGTTTAAGAGTGTTAGGGCTTGTTGAGCCTCAAGGGATAGTGTAGAAGGGTCAACAGGCATATCGTCATATCTTGGCTCCCAACCCATCTGCTCACACATATCTAAGTATTGATCGACGGTTAGGCCTCCACCATGAAGTGAATGACGGAGGTATTCAATTAGTTTTTTGAGTCGTCCTCTTGTTTTTTCTTAGAGAATTGCTCAAAGTCATTCATTGAATCAGTAATAAATTGATCAAAGACTGTAGAATTTTTTAGAAGCTCAATAGCATCTTCAATAGAATACTCTACTTCTTCACTAGCGTCCATTGAAGAAATGTCAACAGGTAATAGAATAGGAAGATGCTTTACTTTAAGCCCTTTCCATCCTGCAATAGCTTTCTCTGCATAGTGCTCAAGAAACTTATCGTTATCAACTTCTTCTTCACGTTGACGTGTACGTTTGTTGAATTTATAGGTAAGAGATGCATTACGAATCTTCATCAGGTCTTCTCGACCTAAAAAACGAAGATTAATTTCAAAACCATCAATATCAGGAAATTCAACCCAAGTAGTGGTTTCTTTTGCAATTAGATTTTTAATTTTACTCATAGTTTCCCCTCTAGGATAAACGAATGCCCACTACATATCTGCTCTTCTAAGGTGAGGGGGAACCTTAAATCGCAAGTAGCGGGCATTCTTCTGGTTAAAAAGTTAATGTTCCCCCTCAGAAACATTTTTATTTAGGCTTTCTTAGCAAAGATGGTTACTTCTCCACCTGTACCTTTTGAAGCTGTTGGTTCTTGACCAACAAAGTTAACACTCATTGATACAACATCTTCAGTAGCAATTGATGGGAACTCAAACTGAACCGCATCAAGCTGAAATGCTACATATGGTGCGGTTGTTCCACCAATAATCAGATTAGCATTTGAAGTTTGAGCTGATGAAGTACGTGAATCTTCAACAATGTTGCGAAGGAATCCAGCAGACTCTAAATCACCTGCACGAAGATACATGGTAGCAGAACCTGTGACAGCACGAGTTCCAGTAAACTGACCAATTGGCTCGTTTAGGGCTGAAATTTCTTCTGGTGTTAAGTAAGTGATGTTGTTGTTGTAGTCAAATGTTAGTGCTGTGACTGGGAAGGTAAACTTCTC